ATGAGGTCGTTCACGGCAATCAATCAGGGTCACCTCCCATCAGCTGCTCCGTGGCAGTACATGCAGTCTTTCTTTCCAGCAGAATAGTCTTCATAGGGGCATCCGTGGCACATATCTGTCTGTTGATCGTCGACGTCGACCTCAATCATGGCGATGGCGGTTAGGATCACGAACGCGCCAACCGCCATGCCAACGAAGAACATTATCATTCGATCACCTCACGCTTCGTAGAAAACGCGAATAGTTATATCATACGACTGTTCCGATGTGGTCGATAATGTAGCTGATACGCTTTCGACTGAGGCGTCATAATTCCACTGGACGATGCCGACAAGCGCTCCACCGTTCCATGTGGTGCGTGGCCATGCCCGCGTGATCTGCACGTCAAGCACTTGCTGCGGAAAGGCATGATTAAGCACGATCGCGGTCATACCGTTTGCGGTAACATACTGATCCACCAGGAACAGGTCGACATATTCGACCGATACGATTTTAGCAATGATTCCGCTTGCCATTATGAATTCCTTTCCAGTCAACTACCAGTCAAGTAAAACAGAATCTGTCAGTCAACTAAACTGTATTAAGGTGTTATTTAATTAAGTTAGGAAATGCTTTCCCATGTGACAGTATTATCGTTGTTGAACACAATCCTTTTTCCGGCAAGAATAATAACGTTTTCGCTATTTCCGAACCGTGCTTCATTTGTTGCTTTTGCCTTTACACCGTTACCAATAGCTATCGCGTTATTGATTGTCGCGATATTAGACGCTGAACTATTGTCATCTTTTATACCAGAATTATGCCCTATGCAAACATTATCATTTCCGGTGTTGTAAAGATCACTTCCTGCCCCATGTCCAACAGATGTATTATAATTCCCTTTGTTATAATATCCTGCTCTATTTCCAACGTAAGTGTTTCCGGTTTCCGCATAGTTCCCGGCTTGATATCCAATCGCAATATTCTCCTGTGCGGTATTTCCGTTATGCCCCATTGCGCTTGAACCAACCGCTATATTTTTTTGTATTGTTGATTCCGATCCTGTCCCGGCTGAAAGTGCGGCTTTGCCGATTGCAACATTGTCATAGGCTTTCTTTTCCCCGGAGTTTGAGCCATATATTGTATCCGCGCCAATCGCAATGTTCCGGTCACCTTCCTGCACAAACGGCATGGAGAACGTTCCAACGCATACGTTTCGTGTTCCGCTCTTAAACCTCATCAGTGATTTTTCGCCGATAGCTATATTCCTTGAACCGTTTTCATTTGCGGATAAAGCATCAGAACCAAGCGCAACATTCCAGAACCCGGAAATATTCGCTACTGTTTGACCGCAGTTCACATTATTGACTGAAATCGTTTTTTCTTCCCCGGTAGTCTGCACCTTCTGAAGTTTTAACGTAATTGTCCCAGAAAAACCGCTTACAGGTTTTATTTTCAGGTATCCACCATCCGCAACAATACCGACATACATTGTATTTTGTCCATTATACGGGTCTGCAAACGGACTGTCTCCAATGCCAACACCAAGAGCATCCTCTGTTGCTCCGTTTGATGTGATCGTAACCAAATACGGAGAACCGTTCTCTGTACTGTTTTTAAGCGTCAGTTCTGCCGTGTTTCCCGGTGTATGAGTAAACCCGTTTGTAAGGTTCCCCGTCCATCCTGTGCCAAGCACCGTTGCGGCATCCGTCAGAATACTGCTCCCAAGATGCATTGTTGCGGTCAGATGAAGTCTTACTGCAACATCCGGTGTCGGCGTTTCTTCCGGGTCAAACAATGCAACAAGCCCATCGTTTCCAACAGCCAAGATTTTGCCGTTGTTTTCCGATCCTTGATCTTTTACAACGCCATAGTCATCTATAATTTCCCGAACCCTTGCTTCATCCGTACCGCTCGATTCATTTGCGAGCACGAGTTTACCGGAAGAGTTAACCTTCAGTATTTTCCCTTCATATTCCACCCCTTGTTCATATGGAACAACATGATAATCTGTGTATTCTTCGTAATCATAATATGTTGTGTTATATGTGCTACCTTTTCTTAATACAAGATGTTCCATCAGTGTATCGGATTGCGTGTTTATTTGATCCTGCGTTTTGGATGCCGCATTGGTTACTGCTACTACAATCAGCGCATATTTTGCGTCCTGATTCAACGTTGCCAAACCACGCATATTTGTAGCATTGTCACTTGTGCTTTGATAATACGAACTGCCATTAGCAGGAAGCGTATCAGTAAAACCAATCGTTGCAAATTCAAAATTCTGAACAGCAACTCCGTCCTTTTCGCAGAAATTATAGGAAAACGATTCCCCGGATTTTCCATTGATTTCGCAAACATACATCCTGTAAAAATCGTTTGTTGCAACAGTATGATTTGAGCTTTTCAGCAAAAAATTATATCGCGGAGAAATCATACTGTCACAATCAAACAACTGCCTGTCAAAAGGCTTATACTGAAGGCACAAATTCATTTTCCCTTTTAGGGTTTCTGTGTCTTCTTCTACCTTGTCAACATCATCTCCAAGCTGTGATACTTCATTATCAAGCGTTTCAACACTTTGATCAATTTGAGCAACATCAAGCAACTCTGCAACCGAAACAGACCACGCAACACTGCTTGATGATATTCTAAAATATTTGATGTTTGATGCAGACGGTTTATACAGAACATACACAGGTATATTTGCTGAAAATGCATAACTTGATAAAAGTGTATCCACCATCAAACCGGAATTCGCAGAAGTTCCAGCTTGAATCGTGTATGTTCCTGTTGTCTGTGGAGTAATAGCAACTCTGTACGCCTTACTTGTATCAAGTGAGGTAGTGACATTCAAATAGTATCCTGTTCCGCTTGCTGTCTGCGGATTTTCCGATTCAAGCTGTGAAATGGCAAGTTTGTCTATATTATCAAAAGCGCTCTTTAATCCAGATACATCATTACTCAAAGTGGAGTAATCTTCCGGGATGGAATCTGCAACATCCTGTGCCGTCTGTGCGGCCTGAGAAGCTGTTTCAGCATCCGTATGGGCAGAAGAAGCAGATCCGGCGGCGGCAGTTGCGCTTGATGCGGCGGCAGATGCTGAACCGCTTGCGGCACTCGCAGATCCTGTTGCAGATGATGCCGCCCCTGATGCCGTTTCCGCACTGGCGGCAGCTTGCCGAACATATTCTTTAATAGATTCAACTGCACTTTCAGATCCGGCGCCACTAAATCCCGGAGATGCTTCAACGTACTCTACAAAACGGGCGGTGCCGATATCATCTTCTCCGTGCGTGATTCGGATCTGGCCAGCACATTCACCAGCCACAGGCGTTTCCTGCAATTCCGTCGACCAGATGATCAGGTTAGTCTCCGTGCTGTCAACAGTGGCCGGCGTGACATAATAATTTCCATCCGATTTCAGGATATACAGGTCCGCACTGTAGCTGCTGCAGTCGAGGGCGGCGCCATCCTGCATAATGTACACGCCGAGCGGCCTGCCAATGTCGCCTTGTGATACACGCAGCTGCGGCACCATACCACGATGCGGTGAAATATCAACGGTAATTATCTGTCTTTCCATTTGGCCTCGTCCTCCTATATTTATACTGTGTGCTCAGATATCGCGGCGGATTTCGCATACACAAAGACCGGTTGGACTGTTTCCTCCGGGCTTGTGCTTCCGAGGTTTGCTATCGTGAAATAACCATTATATGTGGCCCATTCCAACGTCTCCGGCGGATAGTTTTCCTTAGATGCTGAAAAATTCCAAGCGATCAGACGATGATTCACAGTCAGTCCCGGAAGATCATATGATACAGAGCTTGCCGATCCCGGAATATCAAACGCTTCATCTGGGATTAGCACCAGATCAGTCAATTTAACAACATCATTCGCATTCGTCCAGGCTGTGTTGTAATCCGTTCCGTCGACTTTTGTGATCAGCTGTCCGGCGGACCCGCCGGAAGGCAGGCCAGGGCCGGTTGCACCTTGTGGTCCCTGGATCCCCTGAATCCCCTGGTCGCCTTTGTTTCCTTTGTCGCCTTTGTCTCCTTTGGCACCCTGGATACCTTGCGGCCCTTGTGCGTATTGGCCGGTATCGATCCATGCCTGCGAGGCTACATTCCATACTTCCCAGTTACCATTAGCTCCGACCCGCGGATAATACCGGACCTGAGCCTCCGCCTGTTCAAGATATTGTTCAATTGTTTCAATGTCTGTTACGCTGTCAATACCGATCATGCCCGGGGACTTTTCAATCGCTTCCATAAAGCTGGCTGTCCCAACATTGATCGAATTTTTCCTCAGCCTGATCTCAGCTTCGCAGTCGCCGGCAAGCGGTGTTTCCTGTGCGGATGTTTCCCACACAGCGAGATTCGGCACATCAGGATCCACGCCAATCAGCTTCGAGAAATAATTTCCGTCCGGTTTAAGAACATACAATTCAAGGTCGTACACATTGCAGTCGAGTGCTTTCCCATTCTGTACTATGTACACACCCAGCGGACGGTTGATGTCGCCCTGTACCATATTCAAACGTTTGACAGAGTCGCTTCCTGGAGTGATATCGACGATAATGGTCTGCCTTTTCACTGCCTCGATGCCTCCAATTCCGTGACACGCTGCATAAGTTGAGCCACTTTCTTCTCCAGATGCTCAACCTTTGCGCATAGAAGTTCAATGTAATCGAGAGTTTTAACTCCGTGCTGCTCTTCTACCAGGTACGGTGCGACAACTTCCACATCTTGAGCGATATAACCGACATGCTCTTTGTCGTCGTGTTTATACTTGCTATCATTCCACTTGTATCGGACCGCTCGGATACCAGAAAGATCTGGCGCTTCTCCTATAATTCTCTTGCTTTTTGCATCTGAAAAACGGCGATAGCTTCCTGTAATGTACATGTCGCCATTAGAACTAAGCTCCAGAATGTTACGCCGAGTTGTAATCTCTTCTCCGGTGTTGGGATCGATAGTAAAAGTTCCATTTCCAATTATAAATGTCGCAGTTGAAGATTCTTCATTCCTATCACCTAATACGCATTGATTGTCTGCCGAAGCAATTAGCTTGTTTCCTATGCAAGCCGACCCATAACTTTTTGACTCGTTATGTAGACCAATTGCAATCGATCCTTGCTCATATGAGTGGTTTTTATATCCTATAGCTATCCCACTTATATAACCGTTCGGGTATGCATCCGGATCCTCGTGCGGACAAAAATCACAAGTATTACTTTCGCCAATAGCTACAGCCGCCGCTCCATATGCATTATTCATATAACCAATCCCAATCGCATATCTTGCGAGGGCTTCATTCGAATACCCAATAGTTGTTGATGCAGATCCGCGCGGGAGGTTATATATACCCGCATTGAAACTTCTTAGGCCGTGAGTTTCATCCCAATCATACCTAATAGATGGGTCTGATCTTGTAGTCCCTTTGCTTATGCCAAGCTGATAGTATGGACCTTGTGTTTTTTGGAAAGAATCGTTTACACAAGACCCTTCTCCCAGTCGGCAGATTGTGACTTGGTCATCATCGTTAATAAAAAAGTAATTGTTTCGAAAACCAGCGACTCCATTTGAGCCTGGCTTCACAAGTGTAATGCCGTTAAAATTAAACCCAGACGACCAAGTTATTCCACCATCCACACTGAAACCAAGACCGTAATTTTGACCATCGTATCTACCAAAACGGATCATCCTACTGTTGTTTGTCGGGTCAACAACAGTTATATTATTGCTGTCCCAAAAGAAATTAGAGTCCCCAAGGATTTTCACGCTCTGGGTCCGAAGCTCGCCGGAAGCGATGAAGTCTGCCACAAACTGGCCATTGATATTCCAGGCTGTCCTGTATTCCCCGTTGTATCCGTCTTTCGAAAATGCTATCCCGTTTTTATTCATACGGATAACGTTTACTGCCAGCGTGAGATCTTCATTGTCCAGGATCAGGATCTCATCCGGTTTGCCATCGTTATCAGAATCATGCAGCACAATACTCCCGCCGGTGTTTCCGGTTACGACTGATGCGATACTTTGCATAATAGTCGTAAATTGAGATGTGTGCTCATCAATTACCTCTGTCATCTCAGAAGAAGTGGCAATTGACTTAGCGAGAGAGTTCCTTGCAGATCCAAGCTCCGCCTCTATATACCTTCCTTTCAGAACATCCCACTTCGTGCGGATGCATTTGGCGGAAGCAGATACACCAAGTGCGTCAAAATTGACAGAAACCGTGTCACAAAGGTCGACCCGTTCCTGGAATGCATCAGATTCGATGAAGCTGATCGTCAGATTGATATCCGGAACGCCAATATTTCGTGCTGCGATGTAATTCTCCGCATCACTGCGCAGCTGCTGTTCGGTTGGCGGCTCCTGAAAATCCATAGTCAGATCAAGCTCAAGGACTTTCGTGTAGGGGAATGTTCCTGGAACATTGATCACTTTTTCTGTAAGTGTAACGAGATCGCCGGTATCCTTGTTATAATAATATGGATAAACAGCCGTATATACTTTGGCGTTGTTTTCTTCCTGGCGGAGGTCTGTCAAGTTCTTTCCGTACCTGATCAGAACACCGCGGTTCTCTCCGCGAGCTGCATTGATTGAACATGTGTATCTATCGAAATGCCATTCACCGCCATATGTGTCGAGCAGACTGCCTTGAACGCCGCCCATCAGCGAGCGCACACTTGCCGGATGCGTAACGGTCATCGGCTTGCTAGCCGTCGATGTAATGTCAGAGCTGATCACAAAAGGGCAATCAGTCGGATATACGATATTGTCGTTAACCATCTGCTGAAGAGCATCCTGAAGCCCTGCCGCCGAGAACGGCGCGTCAATGTACCCAGAAAGATCATAGCTGATATGCTGTGCGCTGATTGTAACGATTCCGTTCAGCGGTTTGCTTACGTTATAAATCCTGAAAGGCTGCGGATCATCTGTATAATTCGGCTTGGCCACAATAAGACATCGAAGCGCGATATGATCAAAGAAAACGCCTGTAATTGGGTACGTAAGCTCAAGCTCATACGCTCCGTTGCGGTTTTCTTCTACTTCACAAGAAATTGCGTCAGAAAGAACACCGATGCCGAAACTGTCAAACGATGTGGCTTCCGGGCCAAAAAGAACAGGATACATCGATAGCCTCCTCTTAAATCTCGAACCAGCGCGGCGTGATCGACAGCGACGCTACCGCACCGGTGAAGCCGATTGTGTTTTCTCCTGGCAGAAGCTTTGCAAACTCTCCAGTGCTGGAAGCTACATGGGCATTCATGTTGTTGCCGTTCGTATCCCGGCAGTCCATTTCCTCACAGTCGATATACATGCCATTTTCTGGAATGTCAGTAATTGTTAGAACAACGTTTCCAATTGATACCGTACCAGTGCCCGCAGCTGACCCCTCCACAAATACAAGCGGTTGCGAGGCGTATACGGTCGGATTGTAGATGATTGTCGGAGCGCTATCAATCTCGACTGAATCCCGGCCAATCAGAAGATAGCGCTGCGGTTTACAATTGAAAGTAATAGTGGTCCGTCCCACGCGTCCGATTGACAGCACCTCCGCGTCGAAAGGCCCCTCGAAATATGCCAGACGAAAATGATCAGGATCGAAATCATCCCACAATTCTGCGTATCCGGTTGGGCCATTGAGCCATTCAGCTACCCGGCCAAAGCCGCCGGAGACGGAATGCTTTTCTCCGTCCCCGGCAACAATGGTATATTTCTGTTGAACGTTTTCCCAGGCATCCTGCATCATGATGATATCGCCATTTCTACCTGGTACAACGTACCTATCCAGTTTTCGCTGCGGCTTCTGAATGTTCGGATACTCTTCGATCTGGATCCCAAAATTGTCAGACCGGAGGCCATTCCAGCTGATCACTCCGTATCTTGTTGTCATCATGCGAAAGCAGCCTCCCTCCTGTCAACATTCTGCCGGATTCTGTCCATCACGATTTCGGCAAGCTGACGAACATTCTGGCCCTCAGCTCCATACACATTCAGCGTGATGTTTGCGGTGTTAGTTTCCTCGCGCACAATTTCCCGCAGATCATCCAGTGCTCCAACAAACTCGGGCCGTTTTTCACCGACACCAATGATTGCAGGCTGCGTGAACACGCCGCCTTTGTCATACCATCTGACGGTGACATAAGGAACCTCGCCGCTCTCTGCATTGAATTTGCCCCTCATCCCGAAATGCGGAATCGCGATATGTGAACCGAGATTAAATCTCGTCCGGTTAAAGACATTATTTATTTGGCTCATACCGCCGGACACCGCGCTGGCGGATGCTGACATCCCAGAAGACACAGAGCTTCTCATATTGCTGAAAGATCGCGATATAGAGTTCTGAGCGGTATTCATACCGGAAGACACAGATCGGTCAATCTTATTCATCGCCGTCCCGGTCTGAGACTCCATGGATGAAAAATTGTAATTGAACTCAGAAGAGTCACCGGCCAGAGACGTTTTGATCTCGCTTGCCAGCTGACCGAGCGAAGCGATGCCCTCTGTGCAGAGGTTCTGTATTTTGGTCAGGCATCCATCAATACTTGTTCCAAGCGTACCGAAATCAGTCCCAGCCGACTTGACCATGTCGCCGATGGCTTTTCCGAAATCACTGATGTTCCGGCTTGCCGTTCCGCCCTTGGTCTCATTGTTGATCTTTTTGACGGACTCCGCCAGCGTGTCCATGGCCGTTGATACGCCATCAATGCCCGTTGAATAGTCGACCAGCGTCTTTAGGCCAGCGCCAACTTGCGCGACTGCTTCGCCGATTTTGTTATCATAAGCCCACTTGGCCTCATGATTTATGTTTTTAATACCCGTGGCCACAGCGCCCAGCGTAGCTGCCAAGTCAATCACGGAGGTGTTATTGGCAAGGTCAACGCAAGCATCAGCAATCGTTTTGAAACCTTGACCGGCGTTTAATGCGGCCCGACCAATGGAATCAAATACACCGGCAAGCTTATCCAGCACTCCGGAGATGCTATTATTAACCGCCACAATGCCATCGCTGATGGCGTTAATCATGCCGCTGATAGCATCGCCAACAGCCTTGATCGGGACTGCCAGCGAGGTATTAAACCCGGAGAATGCGTCAACAATCAGAGACAGGTTAGAACCAACAGAATTGACTATATCAACAATAGCCTGACCAATGGTTTTAATCAGATCTGAAATCGAATTGATGACGGGTGAAACCTGGGACAACAGCCCTGAGAAGCTGTCCACAATGGCGGGGAGGTTCTCCACCGTCTTAGTCAGCATCTCAGTTATGGCCGGAATGTAAGGCGCGATAGCTTCCACGATCTTGACGATCGTGTTTCCGATGGATGTCGCAAGCCCTGTAAAACTGTCTATGATCTTCGGGAGGTTTGTGGAAACTGTCTCTACCATCTTTGTGATGGCGGGCGTATATGGAGCCAAAGCTTTAACCATATCGGTTATAGCCTTAGCCACAACAGTGGCGACCTTGGTGAAATTCGCTGCAACCGTATCCACTATAGGCTTGCAAGCTGTAACAATCTGAGCTATTCCGGAGCTAATTTTCGGGAATGCATCCGAAATCGCCGAAACGATATTTGTCATAGCGTTCGAAAACGCGCTAATGACATTCGGTAGCGAAGCGTTTATGCCTTCGAGCAGTTTTCCGATTATATCCCCGCCAGTAGTTAGCAGTTTGGGCAGCTCTTTAATAATTCCCGATATGAAACTTCCTATAGCGCCCGCAGCGCTTGTAATCAGCTCCGGAGCATTACTCACTATCCCCGCAGCAAGCTGCATTATGATATCTGCTGCGGATGACAGCAGAAGAGGTAGATTGGTTAATATGCCCTGGATAATTGTCTTTATGATCTCTAGGCCGGATGACGCTAACTGAGGAATCAGCGCCGACAGGCTAGTAATAATCTGCGGGATCAACTGCGAAATAGATACGACAAGTGTCGGCAGCTGCTGAGTGATTGCGCTCAAAACGGATGATGTCGCGGCAATGAGGCCCGGTAAAAGGCTTGAAACCAGGCTCGTTATCTTCGGCAGGATCAGAGGGGCGGAGGTCGAAATAAAAGTGCCGATGCCGTTTATGGTTCTCTCAATAACCGGGATAAGGTTATTCAGCAAACCTCCGCCGTTTTCTCCTCCGAACACGGTCGACATCAGAGCATCGACAGCCTGCTCCAACCCTTCACCGCCACCGGCGATGGTTGTAAGAACATTCTGCCACGCTGCCTTTGTCGCGCTCGCAGACCCGGAGATCGTGGTCATTGCTTCCTGAGCGGTTGTGCCAGTGATCCCCATTTCTGTCTGAATGACGTGGATCGCGGAATATACGTCGTTCAGATTGTTGATATCGTACTTTACTCTTGAGAACTTTTGAGCGTCCTTCAGGAGACGCTCCATTTCAGTTTTGGTTCCGCCATAGCCCAGCTTCAGGTTGTCGAGCATGGTGTAATTCTGCTTTGCGAAACCTTGATAAGCGTTCTGGATGGATCCCATGTCGGTGCCCATCTTATTGGCATTATCAGCCATGTCACGCATAGCCATATCAGCGACCTGGGCGGCTTTTTCTGTATCGCCACCCATTGATTTAATCAGGCCAGCCGAAAAGCTCGTGACAGTTTCCATGTACTCGTTTGCTGATACGCCGACCGTTGTGTAGGCGTCCTTTGCAAACTTCATGACCTGATCAGAAGATCCCTTAAACAGCGTTTCGATGCCGCCGGCGAGCTGCTCATATTCTGCATATGACTGCACAGCCTGTTTTGCGGCACCGAGAACAGCAGCTCCGACCGCTGCGAATGCTGTAGCCGCAACCGCTCCAACGGTCTTTAATGCAGAACCAAGACCAGACGAAAACTTTGCACCGGCAGATTTGCCCGCGCTTTCGCCTGCCGGCTCGCTCGCTTTTGTCAGCTCGCTGGTTATCTTCTGCTGCGATCCGGACAGAGACGGAACAATCGTAACGACAGCCCGTGCAACTTCAATTCCGCCCGCCATCCGATTCACCTCCCATCAGCTTCATCCAGTCTTTTATCTTCATGATTTTCTTGAAGGCATGTTTCTTCTTCCGCCATGACCGCGGGTATTGATCCGGCTTTTTAGGCCGCTTCCTGGTTCCCTTCGCCGCAACAATAGCTGTAAGCCATGCAACAGCGTCGTAGAGATCGGCAAGGATCGCGTTTGTTTTGAAAACAGTAGACCATTCAGCTATATCCGGATTCATCTCCGCAACCAGGGCGGAGTCTGGTCTCGCGCTATGCAAAAAAGAGCCGAGCGCCCCCCAGGGAAGGGAGCGCCCGACGTCTTCCAGCGTGTAGCCTGTTTGAGTAAGCAAGTCATGCTCAACAGCAGTCTTATGTGCCTCGACAAACTCAGCGAGGCTTACGATTCCCCCAGGCTGGCATTGTTGGCATCGTCATTCGCGGACGCCCATGCATCGCCCAGCTGCCGATATTCATCCATGGTCATTTCGTCCAGGATCTCCGCTGGAATGTAGGTCGCGAACATCTTGAAGACGTCATCCTCAGATTTAAGGGCAAGCAGGTCTTTACGCTTCATGGAACCCGCCAGGGGGACATTGTAGGTTTTGCCTTCGATTTCGACTGCCAAAACGTTAGTCGTATTATGACCGCCGAGCTTTACTTTCTTAACCATTTCCACTCCTCTTTTCTACCCGCATTAGGCGGGCGTGTCCTTGGTGAACTTCCAACCGCCGGTGATCGTGATGTTCCAGATCAGAGCGCCCGTGGGCGTCAGGCCGACTTCAGCGATATCCGTGACAATGCCGTGCTGGCACGTCCAGATCAGATCGTCTCCGCCGTCCTTGCCATACAGCACGAAGCTCTCTTCAGCGTTCTTCGGACCGTCAGACGCGTCCACGGTAAAACCGGTCCCGGTGGCCGTAACGGCAGCAGTGCCGAAAACGGTCTTCATGCTCTCCGCGTCGGTGCTAATTACGGGGACCGTCATGGTGCCCTTCTCGGTTTCGACCGTGCGGGCGATACTCAGATCCCACATGCGGATGCCCTCGGTGGAGCCGAAAGGCGTCCAGCTGGGTCCGTCCTCGCTGATCGCGCCGGCGATCTTCCAGGCGCTTCCGGTGGAGCTGATCAGAGCCAGAACCTCCGCACCGGTGGCCGGCATGGTTTCCGGATCCGCCGCATCATAGGGAGCATGGAAAAACATGCCGCTGGCGTTTTCATTGCCGACAGCAACACTAATGATGTTGTTCATATGGGTTTACCTCCATTCAAATCGTTGCTTGTTCCTGATGCGCGATGACAACCATCCTGGCGGAGCACATCGCGAGATCCGGACGAGCTGGATCAGCTCCCCAGCTTCCGGAAGACGTAACGCTCACATGCCGGACGTCCGTATCGCTCCCGCCGGCCTTCGCCTTCAGAACACCAATCGCATTCCGCAGATATTCCAGGGCGTCGGCCTCGGTGTCAGCGCGGGAATCAAGGACAATCTCGAAAGCGTCGATCTCATCCGTATCACCGCCGCCGACCTGCGTAACGAGGATATTCGGCAGAGTGTAATCGGCAGGAAGCGGACGGCAATAGACCGTCATATAATCCTCCAACGCCATACGGACCGCGTCCTCGACGTCGATTGACCGTTTAATGTCTATGCTCATCCACTCACCGCCCTGCTTAATGCCTTATCCTCAGATTCAGCGACGGCGCTCTGCCTGTCGCTTGAGTAAACAAAACCAAGCGCACGTTGACTTCCGAACGCTTTGCCGAGCCGGACTCCTGAACGGAATCCATGCCCGCCGCGCCGGTTGTTTCCATTCGCGTTAGCTCTGATCTTGTCAGTCGCGCTCTGTACAGCCGTCATCGTGCCGGAAGCACAAAGGATCTGTTCAAACCCTGCGTGATTCCATTCGATTTCAATCTTTTTTGCCATCAGCCACGCCACCTCTCAAGATTGAGCTGCAAACTGCTGACAAGCCCGGTCGGACTTTTCCATAACCGTGGTTCGCCGTTGATCGTGTACGTGTTTCCTTCGTAATAGATCCGGTCTCCTGCCTTCACATCCGCTTCAGGAGGAAGATAGCAGGTCAATCCATCCTGGATTCCCTGCACCCGCCCGTCCTGGGTAAGCATCGTTCCAGCAGGCTGGACAGAACATCCGCTGATCTTCGCCGTGATCACTCGCGACCAGTCAGGGATCTCAGACCCACGCTGGGTCCTGATGGTCGGCCGGATCCGCGTCACCGTTTCTTTTGCCCATGACGGAAGCGCCATTTAACCACCACCATTCCAGAGTGGAAGCGATCCGATCTGCTGCCGCCGGAGACCCAGCGACTTTAGATCAGACGGCCATAGGGCAATCCGGCCTGATCCGTTCGGCAGGGAATAAGACAGGCTTACGCTGCCGGCGCTCTCCGCGTACTGGGTGGCGGGCATCTGCGTGCCTGGTGTATTCAGTTCGCGCATGACAACGTCAACAGCAACAGCCTTCACGACGTTGGCAAAAGCAGGATCAGCGGCAACAAGCGCATCAACATCTTTTCCGTATTTCCGCGCTTCGACTCTGATCGTATCTGAGACAACAGGGAGCAAGGCAGCTGCCCGCGTCTGTTCGGACACAGTCAACGCACGCTTCAGGTCCTGTATATCGCTCAGAGTTGCAAAATTGGCCCTGTCCATGCGCTCACCTCATTTCTTGGCCTTCTTTTCTGCCGGCTTTTTCGCCGCGCTTGCTTTCGGCGTGGCCTTGGGAGCGGGGGCCGGTTCCTCAACCGGCTCCCAGCAGTCCCCGTGCCAATCGTCCGGCATATCAATCACAATGCCGTTATTACGATTGATGAATT